TATTTCCAGAATACTTTTGGACTTCTGGTTGAGACACACCTTTAATAAATTGTTGACCCAAGTAGTATGTCCTACTATTTATTATGGTACTAATACCTGGATTGCTTGAACTTCCAAATGTAGTTTGAATTGCAAGAGTTGCACTTCCACCTAAAATATTGAAAGATCCTCCACTACCAATGTCAGAGGTAAATCTGTGCATGGTAAATCCATAAGTTGGTGAAGGATTTTGAGTTCCATTGGTATTGAAACCACAATGGAATCTATCCTGCCAATACTTTAGAACACCAGTGCTTTGGTCATATGAAATAACTCTACCAAAAGCAGTAGATCCAACACCAATTGTTTGTGTAATTTGGGTATCTGCATTAAAGACAACAGAACTATAACCAATTCCACTAAGTTTAAGAGCATAAACAGCACTTGCTTTGTCAAGTGTTAAAATGCTATCAGAATCATAACTTAATGGACTTTCTACAAGACCGACTCTTGCAATTTGGTTTCCTGTAATAAAATCTGGATTTTCTGCATCATTTTCAATTCTGGAATATAAAAGAACATTATATGCACCTAGTTCTTTATAAACATCAGCACCATGACCTCCTTGAGGTGGAATAATAACATTGAAAACTGCTGAAGTTGTTCCTGTCGGTACATTACCTCCAACAAGATCTAAAGTACCAAAAGTATATCCAGATCCACCATTAGAGACAGTTACACTTTCTACCTTTGAGTCATTATTAATAACAACTGTTGCTTCTGCACCAGAACCATCACCTCTAATTGGAACTCTTGTATAGGTTCTATTTGCAGTTCCTAGTCCAACACCTCTATTTGTAATCGTTACAATCTTTAGTTGTCCACTTGTTGTTGCATTATTTCTTACTGCTGCTTCTCTTGAACTAGTTTCCCAGTCAGGAGGAACCGGCATGTAATTTGTAGAATCAAACTTTACAATATCACTTGGACTGATTGTATAAAGATACTTCCAGATGTATCCATCACCACTTGTTCCTGCTTCTCTTGGTTCTAGGTCAGTAAAAGTTGGTTCATCAAGAGAAGGTCTTCCCGATGGATTTTCTGGTGAAGTTCCATTTTGAAGACAGATATAAACTCTATAATCGCTATTAAGTACGTAATAGTTCGCTGAATATAAATCTACTGCATTTGATGGTTGTGATGGATTAGTTGCACTTATATCATGACGATACATATCATAAGTAACACCAGAAGTCCAAGTAATTTTTCTAATAACTTGTCTTACATCAGTTTTTGATATCTTTTTCAGTGCAATCATTGTATCCCAATGATTATTTTCCTGATTGAAATTATCCACTGGTGAAGGTGGACTAGTGTTCCAATCAGTATTATAATCAGTGGGATTTGGTAACCCAACAAACGAATAGTAGGAGTTACTAGTAGAAGCAACTCCTGCTATAAAGTTTTTTGCATTTAATATACGAAGTTGATCAGTAATTATTGCAGCCATTTGACGGGAGTTTTTATTTATTTATTAGTTATGAAGTATAGTTCAAATACTTTAATGGAGATGTTCTATTCACGAAAGAAGAAGTTGTTATACCACCAATTCCTCTTAAGGTATAAGAATCAAAAGTTCCATTTTCCAATGGTTCAGAAACTACTACTTTGCCCCAACTATAATTTCCAATATAATTTGATGTAGTAAATCCGGAATAAATGGTGTCAAATATACTGGTTATACCACAATTAACATATACTCTTCTAGCGGTTGTTGTCCCAATACCTGTAATATTAACTTCAATGTTTGATGCAGAGGAAACTTGATAGACATTATCAATGTATTGAGTCCCTATACCAATTAAGTTACTTGAAGAATTAAAAGAATTGATAGAAGTTGAAGCATTTCCGACATTTGAGTTGTATATAATAAAGAAGTCGCCAGATGAAATTTGACTTACAGTAATTGCAGAACCAACTAGAGTTGCATCTCTTAAGAAAGAATCGGCAGGAATGTAAAGATCAAATATAGTTTCTGCTGATGTTGTACCAATACCAACAATTACACCAGAATCACCAGAGTATGAAGATGTATTTGCAGTTTCATTTAACAATGTTGGTGGTTCAATAAGAACTGCTGGTGGATTTGTAGTTGTATAACCAGTTCCGGGATCAGTAACAGTAATAGAATTAACAATACCAGATGATATTGTAGAAGTTGCAGAACCTCTTAAAGTTGAACCAAGTCCAACAGGACTTTGGATAGTAACTATTGGTGCTGATGAATAACCATACCCTCCATTGGTAATATCAATAGAACTAATAGTTCCTGCAGAAGATACTACTGCTGTTGCAGCAGATGCAACTAAGGAATTTTGAGATATAAATGTAACTTTATTTTGGAAACTTAGCAGAGGACTTTCATTCTGTGCATCAAAGAATGGTTTGATATTATCAACATAAATGGTTGTTGATCCTACTCCAACAGCACTAATTAAGTAAGAAGATGGATTGATGAGAGGTTCATACTGAATTCTATCCTTACCGACAATTCTTCCATTAATAATTTTATCAGAAGTTTGCTTACACCACTTAATGGGTCTTAACAGAGTGTCGTCAGTAGTAATTCCAGGACCAGAGTATGGATTTGTTTGAAGTGAATCAGTTGTGTTGATGCCAGTAACAACTCTTTCTTCTTGCTGAAGTCCAGGACCTTGACCAAATCCTGGTTCATAGTTCAGAGTTAATTCATCTCCAACTTTGATTGTTTCAAGAACATCTCTAAAAACAACATCAATATCACCACTACCCTTGTAGAATAGAACCTTAACCATATCACCTGATTTTGGTGCTTCACTGAACTCAACTACACTTCCACCTTCAAAGTAATATGCTTCACCTGGTTTTTGTAAAATATCATTGAGGAATATTAGAAGTGTTGATTTAACATCAATATTTGAACCTTTTGCTGCACGAATAGTAACTAAACCACCGCCAAGTTTTAATGGGAATTTCTTAGTAGTGCCATCAAATAAATCTTCAAAACTATCAAGAACTTCAAGTTGACCAAGAACCCAACCAGAGAAGAAATCATTATAAGTTTTGTCAATTGTAATTTGGAACTCAGAGTATGGTTTTGAAGTATCAGTAGGAATTCCTGTATTACCACCAATTTCGACAGTTAGAATTTCACCTTGACCGTATCCATATCCAGTATTTTTAATAGTGAAATCAATTACACTCGATCCTTGTCCAACGGTAACATCGATCTTTGCTTCGGTTCCTATTCCTTGGAATGAAGTAGAACTATAAATTAGTGGAATGTTGGTATATGAGAGTGGATCATCAAAGACAACCAATGGTGGATTTGATGAAGTATATCCAGAACCTGGATTTGTTATTGTAACTCCAATAATATGACCATTACTGACTGATGCTGTCCCAATAAACTCAATGTTTGGTGTTCCATTGCTTGAGGTTTGGACACCAACATTAACGACTGTTTGAATTCCTATTCTATAACCAGAACCACTGTTACCGATACTGATAGATGAGATGGTTCCACCAGCAGAAACACTAGCAGTACCACCAGCAGAAACCAATGGTTGTAGTCCGAATCCAGTGGTTGAACCAACAGAAACAATTATACCACCAACAGGAATATTCGCATTATTAACATCATATCCAACAGAAGATGCAGTTCCAGTGAATCTAATGCTGGAGATACCTGCACTTTCAACTAAAGTATAATCTTCAAGTTCTGCTTGTGCTCCTTGAGGTCCTTGGAATACACCATTAATGAGTATAACTGCATTGTTTGTAGAGAAACCTGTTATATTTTGATTATTAGCAGTGAGAGTGAATGTCTTGCCAATTCCAGTGAACTGGTTTGAAATTCCATCAAAAATATAATTTGATTCATAAGTTTCTTGTGCAGTATTGGGCGTACCACTTCTCATGAAGGTTCTACCTTGGAAAGTAGAATGTGTTGTTATTCCTGTCCAATCCCTATCATTTGGTGGATTTGTTGTAGAACCTATTGGAGTTTGTCCATAAGGTGCTTCTGCAAAGTGTATTGTGTTCTCAATAATATTATAATTACCTTCAATAATACGAATAAGATCACCTGCAGAGTGTGTTGATAATCCAGTTCCCATCCAGGGTCTATCAACAAGAATAACATTAGTGCTTCCAAGACCTACAGTATTGATCTTCATGATTTCATTATTGATTTGTATCAAATTACCACCAAAGAAAGAAGTTATTCCTGAGAAAGTAAGACGATTATCAACAGTTGAAACATCTTTTGCTAGAGTTGTTGTTACTGAAGAACCTACAATAGGTGATTGGAAATAATTGTCAATTGCAATAATATTTTTTGCATTCTGATTAGTTGCAGTAAACGAATGAGAAGTTCCAATACCGACAGATGTAATATCAAAAACAACAGGATTACCTCTCAATGCATCAGCAGCACTTCCTGCCAATTTAATAGTGCTCTCATTTACTTTAACAATATAAACATCTGCAGGTAATTTGTCAGTTGTTCCAATTCCAGTAACAACTGTTTGTGCTATACCAATTGCTTGAGTTGTTCCGGCACCAGCATAAGAGTATCTAACTTTTTCACCAGTCACAAAATAGTGATCTGGTATTATAATACTATTTGAACCAGTGCTAACAATATCAGAATCACTTCCATCGAAATATCTTAAGAAAATCGGATTCTGTCGATGAGTGAGATCGAAACTTCTTCTTACCGATCTTTCAGTTCCTTCATAATTCCCAAAATTGCTAGTTATTTCTGCATTAACAAAATTAATAGAATTCTGATCTATGTTTACTTTTTCAAAACTCAATGCATTTTGGAAAACTCTTACTTGGACATCAATACTAGGTTCCGGAGTAAATGTTAATTGAGTTCCATTAGTGCTAACAGCAGCTCCAACAGATCCAAGTGAAGAATGAGTTTGAATAATTCCATATTCAGTTATTGATACATCTGTGCCATCATCAACTACAAGAACCTCAGACATTTGATATCTTTGATTTGTAGTATCCTCAACGCTTACGATATAATAAGCACAGGAATGATTATTTGGATATTCAGTAATTACAGTTTCTACTGGAGAACCAGATGCAGCAATAGATGCGATTCCAGAACTAACATAACCAGTAATAAGTTCTTCAGTTCCTACTCCAACAGAAGAAGATGTAGAACTTGCTATTGAAATTGCTAAAGTATTAATAGTAATTCCAATACCTAGAACAGAATCTGGTTTGAAATCAATCTTTACGGTTGATCCATCAATATATGGAATGTAAGTTCCGAGTCCAGGAATTCCATATGGATTTGTAATTGTATGATCAGTCAATTGACCATAATCAACAATATCAACATTAGTTCCATCTTGAAGGAGATTTATTTCATCAAATTCATAGTATGATCCATCTACAGCACCTATTTCAACTAAAACTTTTGCCGATCTATATGTATTAGCAATAGAAACAATATTTGAAGCAGAAGAAGATCCAGAAGAAAGTGATGTTTGACTTGATTTTAAATTGACTATGTTGCCAAGGTTAGTTTGACCGACTCCGACAATGTTACTCTTCAAGTCATGAGAAATAAATGCAATATCATAATCATTTATTGTAAATTTAATTGGATAGAAATTCAACTGACCTAAAGATCCACTAATGCTAAAGTCAAAAGATCCTAAATCAGTATAAGTTTCAACTCTTCCATATTGATTCAAATAACCATTTACATTATCATGAAGAAGAGAAACAATTAGAATTTGTCTTTCAGCAGTAAATCTTTTATCTCTTACATAAGTGAAATATTTTTTGGTTCTTGCTGATTCTAACTCAAACTGATCAATCATACTAAATCTTGTGGATCTAGGATTGCTATTAAATTGATCACTTATATCATCTATAATAAGAACTCTATTTCCTACCGATTCAAAATAATCGGTTAAAACTCTATTTTCAAGAATAATTTCGTCAGAAACTAATCCTGTTCCGATTCTTGTGGTTCCTTCAGTTGCAAGATCGAATGTATAGATACAATTCAAATCGCCACTTCCAATAACATCAACAACAACATCTGCAACACTATCTTCTGCAAAAACATTTGCAGAAGTTCTATCACCATCTTGATTTTCAATCATTAAATCGGAGAATTTCAAGAATCCTGAGGTATGGTTTAGTGACTGAACAGAATCATTCCAAGTTTCAAGAGGAACTCTTGATTTGAGGGAATATGAGAAGTATTGGTAGTAATTATTATCTGCTATTCTCTGTACGTTATTGTTGAGGAATCCAGTATCATAAATCCACCCTTTGTTAACTTTTGAAGTTGGTCCTAGTTTAATATAAGAATCAAATTCAATCTTTCTCTTGATAATACCTCTAGTATTTGAAGATTGCCCAGTTAAGGTATCCCCAATCAACAAATCACTATCAGTTGAAACTTTAAGATATTCAATTTTGTTGTTCCAACTCTCTACAATACCAATTCCAGATTGAGAAATAACAGTTTCTCCTACAAAGAAATCATTTTTCTTAAGTTTTATATCAAAAATTGGAAAATCTTTACTATTAACTACTCTACCTGTAGAAACAGTTTGATCAGGAACGCCAGGAAACTCACCTGCAAATAGATAATTGGATAGATTATAAGTTATAGAACCAGTATTTCCACCAAGAGCAGGATTTATTGCAGTAACTGTGAATAGTTTATAATCATAAGCAGATGAATTATATCCTTTTGCAGTTGAACCAACACCAACACTTGTATTTTCAATTAGTACTTTATCGCCAACTGAAAAAGGAAATACATCACTAAATCCCGTATTAAATCCAACAGTTACATCTTTGGTTGTTGAATTGTAGGATATTGTATTAATACCAACTCCGTTAGAATTATTGATAGGAATAATTGTTGGAGTTGTATTATACATTCCATAAGTATTCTTAACAATTCTAACTTTGGTTGCACCGATTTCATATCTCAAATCTACATCAGAAACAACTTTTTTGGTGAAACCATCAATTACAACAAGTCCAGGAGAAGCTAAGTAATTTTTACCTGCAGAGAGAATAGTAATATCTACAAAAGAGGATAATGGTTCAATCTGAAGTATCTCCGGAAGATTTAGAGAAGGACTTAGTGTTAAGTCGGTTGGATAATCAAATCCAATGTTTTCTATTTCATCCTTAATGATACTTCCTATTGAGTTACTTTGTATTTCAAAAATAGCACCAGATCCATGATTACTAATTACTGTACTGATTCCTGGAGTAAATTCATAATTGTATCCCCCATTAACAATATTGACTCTAGATACTGCACCATAAGCAGTAGAAGAGTTTGTTTCATAGTAAAGATTTGATGTTATTTGATCATAGGAATCTGTTTCTGGATAATCTGCCAAGTCAAAAGTAAAGGTATTAGTTGTTCCAATACCAGTAACTCTATGAGATCCAGTATATTTGCTGGAGATTAGATTAATTTGATTATGATTATAAACTTCAGTGTCTACAATTATCTCTTTCTTAATGTCTCCAATAAAATCTTGATTTACATTTTCTAATCTGTAGAAGAAATTGTCAGGAACATTGTTATTCAGTAATATTGAAACTTTGGCAGTAGTATCAATACCAACTCTACCGCTTCTAATTACTTCAAAATTCTTAGATGTTCCAGTTCCTTCAAATTCGTACCTATAATCAGCATCTTTATAGAAATTGAGATCAAAAGCAGAGTATAAAGTAGGTCCACTCAAGTAAGAGAGTGAAGAATCAGAAAGATCAAATGTAACTACTTTATTTCTGTATATGTCAAGTTGAGGATTAATTAGAGATAAAGTTCCATCAGAAGCACTGGTTATATTAATATAGTTTGGAACATTTAAATTTAGATCATATTTTGTAGAACAGAGACGTACCTTATCTTTTGTATAGTATAGAATGTAGTATATTCCCTCGTTGTATAATCCACCTGAAGGAGATGCTGAAGTATAAACAACTTTATCACCATTTTTGAAACCATGATTTTCTATGTAAATTGTATCTTCACTAGTATCAACATTAATTGCTAAGAATGAATGTGGTTTAAATACTACTCTTCTACTATTGTCATTATATTTTACTACAATAGTTTCAGTATCTTTTGGAACAGAAACCATATCAATAGTGTCTCCAACTGAGAGACCATGTGTTGATGCAGTTGCAACTGTTACAATATTCTTGGAAATTTCACCAACAATAGATTCTTTTCTTGTAGTAAAACTATGATGATCTCCAGTACCAAAATTCTCAAAGAATAGAAGTCCAACCGAGTTTGTTGTTCCAACTCCAACAAAACCTGTGCTTCCAAGACCAATCTTAACAGTTGAAACACCTATAAAATTATTTGAAATATTTGCAACATAAAGATCTTGTGTCTGTGGTAATGAGAAAGAAGAAATACCATCAAATACAAGAATCTCAGATCCTCCATTTGTAGAGTAACTTACTTTTTCACCAGTTCTTAATTGATGGTTTGGTAGATAAATTGATTGATAAGGAACAAATACCTGAGTAACACCAACACCTGGGAGCGAAAATACTGCAGTAGATCCAACACCAACAGATGCAATAGTTCCAATACCTACAGATTCTTGAGGATTAAAATAAATCTCTCTATTTACTGAATATGCATAATCAGTTTTAAATCCAGTATTAATTCTGAACTTTCTAGGATCTTCATAAAGTGGTGTAGTTGCTGTATATGCAGAACTTACTGTCGAATTATATTCTCTTAGTACTCTAATTCTTCCAGAGGCAGAATCTACATTAAGAACTTTTACCTTTTCTTGAGTTCCAATTCCAAGAATATCATTTTCTCTAATATAAGGAAACTCTAGAATTCCTGACAAATAGAAGTAGGTAGTAAGTCCAGTTACACCAATTGTTGATATGCCTAGAGTGGTTATAAAGTTATCTGTGCGAACTCCAATATTATAAGTCCCTTCTATTTTTGAGAAGTATGTATTTAAACCAGATACACTGACTAACTCAAGGTTCTTGAGACCATGTGGAGCAGTGGTAAATCCTATTATCTGACCAGAACCATCTAAAGTTGCAAATTCTACTGAGGAGAAAGAGGTTGTTGATGTACTTACATTAGTTACATCTTTACTAAAAACTTTTTCTATTTTTGCTGCGGCATTTAATCCACTAGTTCCCGAATTGTCAAATATTAATCTATCACCAACATTGTAGTTTGTGCCGCCAGTTAAAATCCCAATAGTTTCTACTTTTCCTCTTGATGCATAATTTACGTTTACTGTTTGGTTTTTAACCTTATCGGGATTGAAGATATAGTTATAAGAACTATTTGAACTCTTCAAAGCATAATTAAGAGTGCTTCTAAACCACTTAAAGTTATCAAACTTATATTCATCTTGATTGGATTCTTTACTAAAGTTAAAACTATTTGGTTGTGAATAGAAACTTGTTCCAATAAAATATGGATAAGTTGGTCTCTTGTATCCTCTGAAAGGACCGTCAGTATCTACCGAACCAGAACTAATGGTTGAGAAATATGCATAAACTCCATTTGGAAAATCTGGAGTTATACAGAATCTACCGTTATGCTCATCTAAATCACCATTTCCTTTAAATTCATAATCTTCATTGAAGAAACCTTGTGGAAAATAAGTCAGAGAAGGTCTATTTGTCTTGGAAACTAACTCATAACCAGAAAGCATTCCTTTTGCAGTTCCACCTGTTGGGGTTGAGAATCCATATGGACCATAAATTGGATTACCATCATATGCCCAACCAATTATAGGTGAGTGATATATTGAAGAAACTTCTTGATTATTGACTTCTCTAAGATCTGTTATTCCATAAAGAGTCGTATCTTTATTAGTATCCCCATCTTGAGATTTTGCATAAAGAGATTGTCTTAGTTTTCTTGGTGCATAAAGATGGCAATATTGTAATCCATATGAATCTCTATCTGACAATGCAACAACGCCATCATCACTTCCAAGTATATTGAAATACTTTTGAAATAGGTTAACAGTCCACTTTTGGATATTTGCAAATAATCTACAGTTTTGTCCAGCAGGAATCACATCTACTGTAGTTCCATCATCATATCCAATTCCACCATTTATCACTTTAACTTCAACTAATTGACCATTTTCAACGATAGGTGTTAGTTTTGCATAATTACCTCTTCCATTGATTAATAAATCTGGAGGACTATTATATCCAGAACCAGGTCTTGCAACTAAAACTTCAGTGATTTTTCCTTGATTATTAACTATAGTGATTAATTCTGCACCAGTTCCACTTCTTAAGTTAAAAATAGGTTGTCTATTATAGTTAATAACCTCTTCAGAACCATAATTCGATCCTTTTGCTGTCAAATAGACAGAATCGATACTTCCTCTAAAGATTGGTTGAATTTTTGCAGAAAAATTTTGACCAGAAAGAGTGGATACACCAATATTTCCAGTTATGTTTACAGATATTGGCGTATAATTGAATGTGTGAGTACCTGAACCAATAGAATTAAACGTTATAAACTGCTTAGTATCAAGATAATATGCTTTTGCAGTTGTTCCAAGTCCAACAGGTGCTAATTTAAAGGAATTTTCATCAATTTTTTTGACAACATACTGAGAAGTAGTGTCTAGTCCACTAATTACAGCACCATTAGTTGAGTATACTACTTCTTCACCTGTCAAATAACCATGAGATTCAATATTAATTGTGCTTAATGCAGTATTGATTCCTGAAACTGATACACTTCTTTCTTTATTTTGGTATCCTTCACCAGAATTAGTTACAATGATGTCAGAAATGACCTCTTTTCTAACTGCAGATTTAAATCTATGGATACCTGTTCCATAATCATTGAGATTGACTGTATTGATTCCAGATATTGCTTCACTTTCTTTTTCGTGAAGTTTTACATTTAATCCATCTATTACTGAGACATAATAAGATGCTTCGGTAGTTAGACCTGCAATACCTTTTTGACCATCTGGCAAGTAGATTACTCTTTCATAATCTCTAAACTTATGATAGGTAGCAAATCCAATCGTATCAGTAAATAGATTTACATTAGTTGAAGATGATTCTGCATTAAAGAAAGAATTGTGCTCAACAGAGACCATATTAATTTCTGCCGAAGCATTTCTGCCATTTCCTCCAGTAATAGTGACAAATGGTTTATTCACATAGTCAAAACCGGGATTAATTATTTCAATTCTTTGTAGAGATCCATTTACTGCACAAATACCTGTTGCTCCAATACCTTGAGAGTCAGATATATCCAAACTAGGAGGATTTAATACATCATATCCACTTCCTCTTGAAGATACATCTAGATTGTCAACCTGACCATAGAAAATGGTTTCTGCAGATTTATAGTTTAAGATTTCTACTCCATTAACAAGAATACCAATTTTTCCAGGATTTGTTTCATAATTACCGCTTTTATTAACTGGATCAGATACTTCTCTTAAGATATTCTGAGGTTGCAAATTTTTGTTTGCAAAATCATAATATGATAATGTGTTTGAAGTTACTGTGCCAGAAACTGAAATAAAGTTATTATCCGCAACGTTTGAAGGACTTTTCGCTAAACTGATCCTAGTAGCATCAATTCTTTTTATATAATATAAACCTTCAACTAATTCAGGAAACTTACTAACAACTTCCGTTGTTACTGGATTTAGATCATCATCTAGACCGGTCGTTACTACCTTACCTGGAGAATAGTAAACTTTATCTCCAGTATAAAAACCATGATCAAGTCCTGAAGTTATTTGTAAAACTTCACCACTGAAACTTCCTGAAAAAGTAACTTTTTTATTATATGGATTTAAAAGTTGATCATAATAGAAAGGTATAGATGGAGATGCAACTAATACTTGATCAGAGTAGTTTGTATAAACATTTTGAACATTTGCAGTATTTGCATTTAGTTGTGGATATAAAGATGAATTTGGTTTTGCAATGTACCTGCTAACGGTATATGTGAGATTGGAACTTAATTGTCCTTGACCTCTAATTGAAAATCTCTTGTCATCAAGAACATCAACTACTGTAGAATTATTTGAAACTGATGAACTATCAGTGATTTGTAATCTATCACCTATTCTGAAATTATGTGAATCAAAAACTGTTACATCATAAGTGAAGTTAGAAATGTCTTGTAATATAAAAGAACTTACTTTAAATGTGTTTGCGACATTATCAATCCAATTATTTCTTCTAACTGTTGATGAAGAAATACCCAGAGTTTTAATTCTTGCAGTATCATCCTTCGAGAAAAGATATGTATTGTCGGGAATAACTACATTATCAAGAACAGATCCTATTCTTACTTTAATCTGCTCTGCAGTTGTAATTCCAGCATATCCATATGCATAAACATCTAATCTAATTTCAGTTTCTGGAGATATTGTAGATGTTACGTTTGTTATATTATAAAATTGTGTAACAGATTTTCCAGAGTATGTTAGAGTAACTTCAGAACCACTGGAATAGGTTGTTACTAAAGTACCTGAGGTTGGAAATCCTACAGTAGAGTCAACATCAATTACAGTTGAACCAGAGGATACTTGAGATACTATTCTGGTTTTTGGGTGAAAAGTAAAGTTGCCATATAGAGATCCTTCAAGAATAATATCTTTATTATAATCAGAGTCAAAACTTAGTTTAAAATATTCTTCTCCACCTAAAAATATTTTTTCTACATCAGTAATAGAAGCATATGAGTTTTCAATCGCATATTCTGAGTACTCATCTTGATATAAAGTTTTATTTAAAAGATCTAAAGGATTGCCAGATATTGCTTCGACAACCAGATCTTTAGTTCTTCTATATCCAGCATCAGATGGTCTGAAAAGATATTCTCTTGGTTTAATTACATCAACTTGTTCACCATAAAGTGCTCCAAAGAGAATTTTAAAAGAATCATCTGTGCCCTTTGAGTCATAAAAATCAACTGAGTTGAGAATAAAACTTCTTTTGTTCAGATCAGGTTCAAGAGATCTTTCCGAGAATCCAGGAATAAACTGATTTTTTATCTTAGCAAAAAATTCTTGTAAGAAAAGATTGCTAAGGTTATAAATTTTTGCTTCTCTTAAGTGAGAAGTTGCAGCAGAAGATCTAAAAGTTAACTCATCAGGAACATTTGGTTTTCTATATGATGTAACTCCACTGAATCCTCTTGAGCAATTTTCAAATGTAGTTGCAGTTTTATATTCATAAGTAATGATTTCGTCATCAATTAAGAGTAGACCATATCTATCAGGAAATCCCTGAGTAAAGGTGCTTATAAGGCCACCAACGCCCAAAGCACCTGCATTGATTGTTGTTGAGAATGAATCTAAATTTTGTGATAAGTATGTAAATTCAGTTGTCTGTGCATTTTTTTCAAGTTTCAGATATTTGTCAATATTCTGAATTAAATCTGTTGGAGCACCTTGATATTCTTGAGAGACATAATACTGTTTCAAGAATTCTACAAGAAGTGGTGATTCCTCTGCAATAAAGTCGGGAATCTGATTCTCAATGATAGATTGGATTTTTACTCTAGTTTCTGACATATTTCCTTATCTTACGTAAACTCCGTTTGAATAACTTGAAGAAACATTGTAATTTGTTCCTGAGACATCTGCTCCAGATTCTATGCTATCCGAAACCATATTAATCAATGTGTTATTAATATCTAGTTGCAAATAAAGATCCTGTAATCCAATCACATCATTCGAATATGGTGAGGTTGATATTTCAACAATTGGTGCTCCTCGATTGATATTTGTTGAAATTATATTAATTGGAAAAAGTTTTATTTCCCCTTTAATATAGTCAATAGTTCCTACATTTCTCTTCACAATTTGTGGTTCTGTAGGAGAACTTAATTTGAATATATTAATTGAACCTGTTTGCATGTTTGCATTCGGTACATCCGACATATAAACAGTATCTGATATTCCGCTGATTCTAAATCCGGAAGATTTAATATTATATCCATTTACATTTTTGATATGGAATCTGTTTCCAAAACAAATTTCATATTCTGCAAAAGTGTTTAAAGATGCTCTTAGGTCTCTACGAATGATTATATTTGTTATGTTTGAAGTTATTGATTCATGACTTCCATCAATAATATTCAAAAACTTACTATACTTGAATCTTGCACCAAACTTGTTGAGTTCTGTAGAATCTGCATATGTGTTAACATTTGATGAGATAATACTCTTCACAAAGTTTGCAGATGGTGCGAGATTGGTATTGTAATAAACATTTGCAGTTGCTTCAACATAAAGATACTTAAGATCTATAATCTCTGGAATAATACCTGCAACTGCATATTGTCTAAGTTCTCTTTTTATATTATCCTTAATTAAGTTGGAAAGATATCTATCATTATATGGTTTGATACTAATAAAAACTTTTCCAAATTGAGGAGGGGTCAACTCTTCTCCGCCATAAACAGAAACTGATTCAGTTTCTGGATAAATCGTTGGAATCAGTGCCTCATAATCTGCTGCTGTTACGGCTCTGTTTCTAGACGCATAAATTCTAGTTGCATACTTTTTGATAGATTCTACCGTTTCTATCTCAGAACCCAGTGTAGACACTTCTACAGTGGTTACAAGAGAGATTCCAGAGGTGATTATTCTTGCACTTTGATCTAAGATTGTACCACTAAAAACAAAGGATGATAAGTTATTTGCATTTGATCCATTTGATACTGTGTAACTAACAGTAATATAATTTGGTTCCTCAAGTGCTACACCAAACACACCATCACCAAAAATTAGTTCATATCTTTCATCTTCTACTTCTTGAACGAAAAATACTGCTGATTGTGGTGTTACATCAAATAAACTATCTGCAAGATTATATTTCCTAGAGACAGTAGATAATTCACTTGATCTAACACTTACTGATAATGTTCTAGTGTCAATGCCAGCGTTATTGAGAATAAATCTCTGATTTAAATTAAAAGAATTTACTGTAAAGTTTTCTGTAATTCTTGTTCCTTCATATACTTCAACATCATTAAACTCTGCAATATTGTCGGTTACGGGAACTGTAATATCCGATGGTATGATAAAAGAGTAACTTTCATCACCGAAAGAACGTGTTGTGCAAACAAGACCACTCTTAAGTGTCAATTGAGTTGGAACATTAGTAAAATTGCTAGTGTCAACGAAGAAAGAAATTTTTGCTCTTGCAGATCTTTTTGATCTTGGAACATATCCAATATTTCTTGCAAGAGAAACAACATTCTCTCTTAAAGTTGCACTATCAATAAACACCTCATTCGCAACCATGTTTGCGTTATATGAGGTAATATATGTATTATATGCGAGAGTATCGATGATTACTGATAGATTCGACCCTTCAAAATCATAATCAGTAAAGTTTGAGTTCGATCTAAGATAATCCTTAATCGAAGTTTTAATTTGATCGAAATCTAAATTAGCGAAATTTACTAATGTCATTAGCGTTTTGG